GATTTCAACAAAAAGAAAGTAGGTAACTAATATGACAACAGAAAATCTTAAAGCAGCTTTGGAATACGCAGTAGAACTAAACGAGCATGGTTTGGAAATCCTATCAGCAGAAGATGGTACAGAATATTACGATGCTAACAAATTTAACCTAAAAGAGCTTGACCCTAAACGCTATCCAAAAACACTTGAATTATCAACCTTGACAAGTCTTGTTGATTATCTCAAGACAGACCTAAACAATTTGAAAAATCAACGCTTGATTGTGGCTGTTGAGAAAAATGATGAGGTTTGTGTGTGGTCTGAAAATGATGAATTGGAACATCGCACATTGCTTGTTGATGTTAAAGCACGTATCCCAGAATTAACATTTGGACGTTTCTTATCATCAGAGCAATTCAATATTATGTTGCAATCAAACTTTATTGATGATAATGACCGTGGTACATTGATTGAATTTGCTAGCGCATTAAAAATTGAAAATGGATCAGAAATTGAGGACAATGGTGTGTCTCAAGTAGCAACAGTTAAAACAGGGGTAGCAAGTCTTGCTAAAGGCAAAGCACCAAATCCAGTTACTTTGCGCCCATACCGCACATTTAGTGAAGTTGAACAGCCAGCAAGTCTATTTGTCTTTAGAATTGACAAGCAAGCAAATATGGCTTTATTTGAAGCAGATGGGAAGCGTTGGGTAGCTGATGCGGTAGGAAATATTGCAGACTATCTAAAAGAGCAACTAGCAGAACAAAAACACATTACAGTATTATCTTAATTGGAGGAAAAACAAAATGACGAAAGAAACTAAAATTACAACAGAAAAAGTAGTAGAAAACATCAAAGATTTTATCGCAGAATTACATGAAATAGCAATTGATGGAATTAAAACAAACGATACACAGGAAAGCGAAAAGGCATATGTTTTAGCTTGTTTTGCACATGATATTTCACACGCTTTGTATGATGTTGTGAAAGGTAAGAATCCGCATGATGCTCTTGAAGTTATCTTTACTGGTGATGAGAAAAAAGACGATACACCTTTTACTGGAGCACTTGCTGTAAACATAGAAAACGGCGAGGTTAGAGGCATTGAGAACATCACAGACCCTAAAATTAGAGAGCAACTCGCAAAAGCCGTGTCAAAGCTTTCTGATAAATTGAGTAACAAATAGTTTGGAGGTAAAAATGAATCTAGTAAAAATTGAGGCAACGTTATGAAGTTTGAACTTACTTTGCCTAGAGATACAAAGCATAAAGCATCAAATATGGTCGTAAACAGTAATGACCGATTTCATCCACAAGTGAAAGCAAAGATGATTAAACGTATTAGAAATTTTGCATACTGGCATACGTTGATGACAAAGGATAAAGAGAGGGCGGCATTTAGCCCCTCAAATCCTTGTGAGGTCATTGTTACAGTTTATAGCCCTACAAAATCGAGGCTTGACCCACCTAACCTATATCCGACAGTCAAAGCTATTATAGATGGCATGACCGATGCGGGCATTTGGGTAGATGATAATCATAAGGTGATTAAAAAGATGTCATTTGCCTATGGCGGTTTAAGTGGCGAAAAAGGGCATTATAAGTTAATTTTTGATATTGAAGAGGAAATGAGATGAATGAGGAGTTTGCTTTAGAACTAGAAAAACTGTTGAATTGTTTCCCAGAATCATTTATCAATCACAATCTTGAAGTGATACTTATTCCTAGAACGAACACATACTTTTCTCTCAGAGGATGCAGCACAAAGAAAGACATTATCGCAAAAGTTTTGATGTGGTGTAGCAGGGATATTTCAAAAGCGCTCCCTTATAGACAAGACAAACGAAACATGATGTTTTATGTTGAAAATAAAGAGCGGCTAGAAAAGTATCTTGGTAAAGAGATAAATATTGATATTGTCTATCAATGTCTTGGAAATGGTATTAACAAAGAACTGACCTATCAATTCATCGATAGTGATTTTGATATGGATTTATTATTTGATAAGGAGGCAGCAGATGATACCAAAATTTAGAGGAAAATCAATAGCAGATGAAAATAAAGGCGAATGGATGTGCGGTAATCTAATTACTGACAAAACAAGCGCTTATATAACCGATGGCGATATAGATGCCTATGAAGATTTTATCTCTATTGAAAGATGGTGTTCTATTGATGTTAATACTGTAGGGCAATCCACCGGCTTATTCGACAAGAACGGCGTGGAAATTTTCGAGGGGGATATTTTAAAAGATGATTCGGAATCTGGAAAAGTTGTATATGATCCTGACAGGACAATGTGGCGTGTTTATGGTAAAGACTTTGACGATGCACTTTCTGATTGGTGGATGGGAAGAGTTATAGGCAACATCTACGAAAATCCGGAACCTTAGAGAAAAAGGACTTGTGAGGCTAGTCAGAATAAACTACTACGATGATTATGACTGTGAAAATCATTTGCTAATTGGATATGCCGTTACCAATTTAGGAAAAAAGACCAATGAATATAAAATTGCATATGAAAATGTACGGAGACGAATAAAACAACATTTTGGAATGGATATAGGAGGTTTAGATGATAAATAAATGCTTAAAAGCAGCTGTTTTATTTTTGATGTTAATATCATTATCTGGATGCCATAAGTTGGATAAAGGTATTGTGATTGATAAATACATATACCACTCATACGTTACATATATCTATACGGGAAAAGTTATGGTACCAGTATTCCATCCCGAAAAGTATTTGATAAAAATAAAAGGCAAAATTGATAAAAAGGAAATAAAAGAAACTTTTTCATTAAAAAAATCAGAGTGGGAAAATATAAAAATCGGTGATGTTTATGAGGTGAGGGATGACTAAAAAGAAAATAGAGCGCCTATCAGTTATACACCGCAGAGAGATAACATGGCTTAAATGGTATTTTTTGAGAGATAAGAAAAATCCTAAAAAAACGATACTAGAGCAAAAGATACATGAGAGTTTTTTACAAAACAATATCGAAGAAGCAATATTTTTTGTCAATCTCAATACGGTTACAGCTGAAATCGTCCAAAAATCGGACAAGAAATTACTGAAAACAATTAAAGAGGTATATGTGTATGAAAACATCAATGTAATTGGCGCGTGTCAAAAAATACTTTATCTAAGTCCCAGCCCAGCTTATACACATCTCAATAAATGGTTTGATAATTATTTTTATGCTACATACAAGCATCTACCATTGAAGAAATAACCGTAAAAATCCCCTTTTTTATAAAATACAATGAAATCATGAGTAGAAATACTTGTGATTTTTTGTTTGAAAGGAGGTCAGAATTTGCCTAGAGATGGAACTAAAAACTTAAAGCCGATGAGCCAGCGAAGCAAGGATGAAGTGAAAAAAATTGCTAGAAAAGGCGGCATAAACAGCGGCAAGACCAGACGGAAAAAAGCTGACCTCAAGAAAGCGTTTGAGACTTTACTGGCTTTGGATGTTACAGACGAGAAAATCAAGAAACAGCTTGAAGAAATGGGGATGACAGGAAATAATGAGGCTTTGCTAGCCTTTGCAACTTTTCAGCAAGCTGTCAAAGGTAACCAAAAAGCCACAGAAAATATCATTAAACTAACTAACACCAAAGATAAGTACGACATCCAAGAACAAAGAGAGCGCATCAAGTCGCTTAAATTGGATAATAAGGAGCGTACAGAGAATAATAAGATAACTGATGCGCCTATTAACATCATAGATGAGTGGGCTGGTGAAGTAGAGGGGGCGACAGATGACCTTTAATATACAGAAAAATGTCAATCCTCACTTTAAGCCCGTCTGGATATCAAGACTGCCTTATAACGTACTCAAAGGCGGGCGTAACTCTTTCAAATCGTCTGTAATCGCGTTGAAACTAGTCTATATGATGTTGCGATATATAAGAACTGGAGAGACAGCAAATGCGGTTGTCATTCGTAAGGTTGCTAATACGATTAGAGATAGCGTGTTTAATAAAATCTGGTGGGCTTTAAATTTGTTTGGAGCTGGTGACAAGTTCAAGAAGACAGTTAGCCCATTTCAAATTATCCACAAGAAAACAGGTTCGACATTCTATTTCTACGGTCAAGACGACTTTCAGAAGTTAAAGTCTAATGATATTGGGAATATTATAGCTGTTTGGTATGAAGAAGCGGCTGAATTTGCTAGCCAAGAAGATTTTGACCAGTCAAACGTAACGTTCATGAGACAGAAACATCCACGCGCTAAATTTGTGCAATTCTTTTGGAGCTATAACCCACCTAGAAACCCTTACAGCTGGATCAATGAGTGGTTTGAAAGTGTCAAGACTAACGAAAACTATCTAGCACACTCAAGTACTTATCTTGATGATGAGCTGGGTTTTGTGACTGAACAAATGCTGGAGGATATAGAGCGCATCAGAGAGAACGACTATGACTATTACAGATATCTGTATTTAGGTGAAGCTGTCGGACTTGGTAACAATGTTTATAACATGAGTACATTTCACCCGTTAGATGCTTTGCCCTCTGATGATCGTCTGATAGGCATATCCTTTGCATTAGACGGAGGGCATCAACAATCAGCTACTGCCTGTTGCGCTTTTGGTATCACAGCTAAAAGTAAGGTTATATTGCTTGATACTTGGTATTATAGCCCTGCTGGGCAAGTGGTCAAGAAAGCACCTAGTCAGTTATCTCAAGAAATCTATGCGTTTATACAGGCTGTTATCTCGCAATATAGAGTGCCAGCGTTGCAGTACACTATAGATAGTGCAGAGGGGGCGCTTAGAAACCAGATGTATCTTGATTTTGGTCTAAGGTGGCATCCAGTTGCTAAATTGAGAAAAGTAACTATGATTGATAGCTTTCAATCTCTTTTGGCACAGGGCAGATTTTATTATCTCAATACAGAAAATAACAAGATATTCATTGAAGAGCATAAGATGTACAGATGGGATGAAAAGACTATCAAATCAGATAACCCTAACGTCATCAAAGAAGACGATCACACATGCGACACATCACAGTATTTTGTATTAGATAACGCTAAAATACTAAGGTTGCGCGTGGGTAACACATAAGGAGGGCAGACATGAGCCTATTTCAGAAAGTAAAAGACTTTTT